ATCCCGTGTATTGGACTTTTATCCAAATATATTTTGGTGGGTGGGTTTATTCTCATAACAATTTTTAAGACAAATATAATTCTTTCCGATGTATTTATCAACATATGGATAGACAGGTCCCAATAACAAGGTTAGGTAAGTTTTTCGGTGGGGAAGATTTTGCCCTTGATATTGGCATGGGTGAAGAATGGCTTGAGGGTGATTTGAATTTCACATTAGTTTTATACAAGGTAGATAAGAAAAAGACTAAGACTGATGATGTTTATGGAGAGGCTCTCGAGGACGGAATTCAATTTTTACCACCTGTAGAGTTTAAGGGTTATGTGAAAATACTACCTCCTACCAATCAAATGCTTGGTGGATCAAGAATTAACCAATCAGAGCCAGGAAACCTTCAGGTTTCTGTTTATCAACAAACGTTGGACGACCTTGAAATTTCAATCGACTTTGGAGATTACATAGGTTATTATGAAACTGAAAGCCGTGTTAGATATTATAGTGTGGTTGATGATGGGAGGGTTAATTCAGATAATAAACACACTTATGGTGGTTATAAACCGTTCTACAGGACGATACTTGCCACTTACGTAAATGATAATGAATTTAGAGGAATATGATTTATTTAATATCTGAATCACAAGAATCTTTGTTACGTGATAACCTTTTGGGTCAGAAGGTAATGGTGTATTATAATCTACACAAACATACTTTCTCAATTCAGAAAAGTGGTCTCGTAGTTCTACACGCAGATTTTGTGGTTCTATCAGATGTTGAGTTTCGTGTTAGAAAGGGTGGGAAAGAAAAAGTTAGAAAAGAGAAATCCAAAAACGTTCACGCGTTTGTAATCGGTACGTTGGAGGATTATTGTGAATATCCTTGTGAAGAAATTCCGAATTTAGATGGGGGTGATGTTATTTCGTATAACCCTTATGTAAATGATTCGTTCGTTATAAAATCAACTCAAGAACCAATTTACCAAGCATCACAAGTTGCTTTGGTGAATGGATCAAATAAAATTTATTTATTAGAACCATAATGCCTTTTCCTAAACAAGTAAAAAAACAGATTGATTTAGTTCCTCAGAAAGAGTTACTTGCTCGTAGGGAACAACTCTTGGATTATATTACAAGAGATGGAACTTACTTACCTAAGTCTGTTCTTCATGCTGATTTAGATAGAGGTATGTTGGATTTTGTGAAGAACGATTTGGAAACGGTTACTTCAGGTAAAGTTGTGCCAGTCGTGGATATCATGATTACAACACAGAACTGGGCTCAGTTTACTGAGACTTGGAATTTTTCTGACTTAGATAAGAACGTTAAAGTTCCTTTCATGACTGTGGTAAGAAATCCTGATGTAAAATATGGATCAAACCCATCTTTGATTTACAATATCCCCAACAGAAGACAGTATTATTTCGCAACTGTTCCAACATGGGACGGACAAAGAAAGGGTATGGATATCTACACAATACCTCAACCTGTACCTGTCGATATAATTTACAGCCTTAAGTTCATGTGTAATAGAATGCGTGAATTGAATCAATTGAATAAGATTGTAATGCAAAAATTTGCTTCTCGTCAAGCATACACATTTGTTAAAGGGCACTACGTTCCAATAATTCTTCAGAACGTTTCTAATGAATCAGTTTTAGAATTAGACAAAAGAAAATATTACATTCAAAGTTATGATTTTCTTATGATGGGATTCTTGATTGATGAAGAGGAGTTCGAAGTGAAACCCGCAATCTCAAGGACCGTACAGTTATTAGAAACAAGTAATTCGAAAAGAAGGAGACCTAAAAGAGTTTATCCTGAAAACGCAACCGAGTTTCCTTTAACATTCAACTTCGCTGTTGGTGAAAGTGCTTATACCGAGACTTACAATTATACCGCCAATTTCAATTATAGTAGTAATATAAATGTTGATAGTTGGGACGTTTATCTGAACGATTATTACTATGGACAAAACGTTTACACTATACAGGTAACTTCAGGAGATGTTGTTCGTTTTGAAATCACTCCTGTGGATCCTTCGGCACCTTCGTCTTTACTCTATATTGCAAGTCTCGTCTAATCTTCCCCGTACAAATCGGTTTTCTCTCTACATTTTTCCATGATTAAATTTTCAAGGAACTTATAGATTTTCAAACCCCTCTTGTCACAGTATTTTCTCAACCTTTCGTGGGACTCAATAGAGATCTTGATGTTCTTTATCTCTTTCTTTGTTTTTGACGTTGTTTTCATGGGCAGAAAAAAGGCAGAATTAAATATCCTGATTTACAAATACATATGCGGGAACAAAGATTTTTGTCTTTAATTTAATATTTATGAATAAAATAAATTCAACTAGAACTTTTTAATAATGGCAACAGCACAAAAAGTATTCGTATCACCTGGTGTTTACACTACAGAGACTGATTTATCATTCGTGGCTCAGAGTGTGGGGGTAACCACTTTAGGTATCGTTGGGGAGACCTTGACCGGCCCAGCCTTCGAACCAATTTTCATAACAAGTTTTGATCAGTTCCAAGCTCTCTTTGGACCTACGTCTCCTGAGAAATTTGTGAACACTCAAATCCCTAAATATGAAGCGGCTTACATTGCTAAGTCATATCTTCAACAATCAAACCAATTGTTCGTTACAAGAATTCTTGGTTTATCAGGATATGATGCGGGTCCTTCATGGTCATTCACAACAATAGCAAATGTGAATCCTACTACAATTGGAACTTCAGGTTCTTCTGTAGATTTCGTCTATAGTTTCTCAGGAAACAGTGGAGGGACAATAAATCTAACTCAAGGTACAATGCCAAGTATTATTTGGAATAACCTTGATACACCGTATACTCAAAATAACGGTTCGACTTCATCTTTAAGAGATGATATCGAGGCTCAAATTATGGGTATTGCAAACGCTTCGGGATCAACTTCAGGATCGAGTTTGTATGTGTATGGTGCTATTGATACACAAGATCTAATAGATTTGACGGGTGGTACATACACAGATGTTACTAACGTTTTCAGTGTAAGTGATTTGGATAACTCTAATATTGTGTTCTCCGCAGAATCAAACGATGAGTGGTATTATGCAACCTTCGACAAACCAAATACTTCTCAGACAGGATATAGTGGTTATTCATTCTTGAACTACGTATCAACAATTAATGGTCAAGGTTCAGCAACATATGCTACTTTCTCAGGTGCTATGTCAGGTTCGGTTTATTATTATTCAGGTACTTCTTACTCTGAGTACGACAACGTAGTTGTTGCTACTTTGAGATCAAGAGGTATTTCACTTTATAATGCAACAACTGCGGGTCCAAGATATCAAGTATCTGGTTTAACAGATCTTGGATTGGATATTTCAGGTTCATATTCAGGATTGACTTCAAATCCATACTCAACTTTTGCAATTACGGGTACAACTTATGAAGGTGACAATTTCTCATTTGAGACTTCGTTCCAATCTTCAGACTCCGAATATATTACAAAAGTATTGAGTATTTCTAATTTCTCAAAATCAAGATTGGATGTTCCTGTATTCGTGGAGGAAGTTTATCAAACAATGTTAAACTGGTCTTACAATAACGGTTACATTCGTGGTATCAATTCTGAGTTCGTAGCTTTACCAGAAGCTAGAAACGGAGATTTGACATCAATCGCTAACAACCTATTCCAATACCAAAGTCCAAGAACACCTTGGGTTGTTTCTGAACTTAGAGGTAATAAAGTTTATAATCTTTTCAAATTCGTTTCTATCTCTGATGGAGACGCAGCGAATACGCAAGTTAAAATCTCAATCATGAACATGTCGTTCAATAACTCGACATTTGATATCATGGTTAGATCGTTCTTCGATACAGATGCTAATCCTGTAGTTCTTGAGAAATACACTAACTGTACAATGGATCCAAATTCTAACTCATTCGTGGCTAAGAAAATTGGTTCTTCAGATGGGGAGTATCCTCTGAATTCAGCATACATCATGATTGAGTTATCAGAAGAATATCCAATCGATGCACTTCCTTGTGGATTCGAGGGTTATACTATGAGAGATTATCAAGGTAATACTCAATCACCAATCCCAATTTATAAGACAGCATATAATTTCCCTGGTCAAGTAATTTACAACCCTCCTTTTGGAACAACTAATGGTGGATCTAATGTGGTTACAAGTTCAGGTGATAACGTAAGAAGAACTTTCTTAGGTTTCTCTAATACAATTGGTATTGATGAATCGTTCTTACAATTTAAAGGATTCCAAAACATAGCTAACCATTGTGGTACAAACGCTGAAATTCCTTTCAATTATAGAACCAAAGGTTTCCACATGGATTCAGGTGCGACTGTTGTTACAATTGCAAATACATTCATGACCAGTGGTCAAACAGCATTTGAGGTTGGAGATGCTAGTTTCAACTCTGAACCAACTTCTCCTGAGAATCCTTACTACAGAATCTTCGCAAGAAAGTTCACACTATGTTTTGCGGGTGGATTCGATGGTTGGGATATCTACAGAGAATCAAGAACAAATACCGATGAATATATCTTAGGTGCTTCAGGTTACTTAAAAGGTGCTTGTCCTACTTCAAGATATCCTTCAGCGACAGGATGGGGAGCTTTCAGAGATTATGCATACGGTGATAACGTATCAAATTGGGGAAGTAGTGACTACTACGCATACCAATTGGGTATTACAACATTTGCAAATCCTGAAGCAACTAACATTAACGTGTTTGTTACTCCTGGTATTGATTATGTAAACAATAGTGGTCTTGTTGAATACGCAGTTGACATGGTTGAGGATGACAGAGCAGATTCTATCTATATCTGTACTACTCCTGACTATGATATGTTCCTACCAACAACTTACGATAACGTAGGTTTAATTTACCCAACCGAAGCGGTAAACAATTTGGAAGAAACAGGTATCGACTCTAACTATACAGCGACATACTATCCTTGGATCTTAACTAGAGATACTGTTAATAACACACAACTTTATATTCCTGCAACAGGTGAAGTTTGTAGAAACTTAGCATTGACAGACAACATTGCTTTCCCATGGTACGCATCAGCGGGTTACACAAGAGGTCTTGTTAATTCAATCAAAGCGAGAATCAAACTAACTCAAGAAAACAGAGATACCTTGTATCAAGGAAGAATTAACCCAATCGCAACCTTCTCTGATGTAGGTACAGTAATTTGGGGTAACAAAACTCTACAAGTTGCAGAATCTGCTCTTGATAGACTTAATGTTAGAAGACTTCTATTACAAGCTCGTAAGTTGATTTCGGCAGTAGCAGTAAGATTGTTGTTCGAACAAAACGACGAGATCGTAAGACAACAATTCTTGGATAGTGTGAACCCTATCATGGATTCAATCAGAAGAGACAGAGGTGTTTACGATTTCCGTGTAACAGTTTCTTCATCTCCTGAAGATCTTGACAGAAATACACTAACAGGTAAAATTTATCTTAAACCTACGAAGTCTCTTGAATTCATCGATATCGAATTCTTGATTACACCAGCAGGTGCGACTTTCGAAAATATCTAATAAAATATGGGGGGACTAGTTCCCCCCTTTTTAGCCAAACATGAAAAAAGAATTTAGGGAAGGTTTTACGGAAAAAGGAAGTCCCGATATGAAATATTACGCATTTGA